TGAATGCAGAACAAGCAGAAGAATTAAAACAAGATCCTAGAGTATGGGATGTAGAATTAAATCCCGAAGATTCTGGATATGAAATGATTCGTCATGCATATCCTACTAGTTTAAATCATTCTACCATTCAAATCACAGGTCAATATTGGAAAGATGATACTATTGCACCCTCTACAATTGATCCAGTTTTAGATAATAACTGGGGATTATTTCATTCATGTGGTGTTTACGGACAAGGATTTCCTACTAGAGATAAAAATAATTTTGGAACAGGTGCTCAAGAAGTAATTGGTGATGATATTATTTGGCACAATGATGGTTCTGAAGTTGATGTAGTCATCTGCGATGATCCTGTATCTAGTGACTGTGGTGAGTGGTTGAATAGAGTAAATAGACAACCGTTACAAGGAGCAGGAACTACAAATAGATTTGTAGAGTATCAGTGGTTTAATAATCTCAACAGTGCTGTATCATCTATTGATGATGATGGACAGACACTACCTACTGGAGCTATAACTTACTATACTAATGGAACAAATACTGTTGAGCATGGTACACACGTTGCTGGAACAGTAGCTGGGGGTAACTATGGATGGGCGTCAGCAGCAAACATATATGGACTACAAGTTCTTGGAACAATGCCCTCTGGTCAATCTCTACCAGGACTATTGATCTTTGATTATCTAAGAGCATTCCATAGTAACAAAGCAATTGATGATAACTTAGGTATCAGAAGACCTACTGTTACTAATCATAGTTGGGGGTATGGAATTAAAGCTGATTCTGAAACATTTCCAAATGGTTTTACAATCAATGATATTATTGAGATACAATGGCGTGGTGTAATTTATAACTCAACAAATCCAGGACCATCTGGTTGGAATAGTTATGGTATTGAGTTAGACTTTGGTATCGGACAATTTAAAACAAGTTTTCCTGTACATTACACTGCAATTAATGCAGACATCGAAGATGCAATTGCTGACGGTGTTGTTATTGTTGCTGCCGCAGGTAATGAAAACTTCAATACTGTCTTAGATGGAGAAGCAGATTGGAATAACTTTGTAAGAATTAACGGACTGCAGGGTGGTGCTCCTATCTATTATAATAGAGGTTCATCTCCAGCATCATCTCCTAATGCTATTTCTGTTGGTGCTGTTAGTAAGTATCCAAATCAAAGAAGAGCTAGTTTCTCTAATTATGGAACTGGTGTAGATATCTTTGCTGCAGGACAAAACATTCTTTCTTGTTGGCCAAACCCTGCTTCAATTACTGGTGACTATGCAGGTATTGGATTAGTTGATCCAAAGTATAGTCAAGGAACTGGTGACTGGATGTATCCGATTAGTGGTACTAGTATGGCATCTCCACAAGTTGCTGGTATTTTAGCTTGTGCTGCTACTGGAAAGAATAGATTTACACAAGAAGATGCTTTTGGAATTATAGAGAGAGGTCGTCAACTAGACTTGATGACTTTTGATACTGGTATTGGTGGTGGATCTACTGCTACTACATATGATGTAACAGTTACTGCACCTAGTTCCGCTTTCTATACTCTTAATGGTCAAACTAGAGAGGGAACTATTAGTGGTAATGATATCACTGTTAGAATTTTCTTAGGTGATACAATTAACTTTAATTTGAGTGGTGTATCTGGTATTCACCCATTCAAAGTAAGACAATCTCCTGGTGGAGCGGATGTAAACAATCCTACTATTCCTAATAATGGAGCTACAGGAACAACAACTGTATCTTGGACTCCAGCAGCTGCAGGAACTTATTATTATCAATGTAGTGTTCACTCTGGTATGCTTGGTATTATTCAAGTGGATGATTTCTCTTCTCCACCACCAGGAACATTTGTTGATGACTCATGTGCAGCAGGACAATCAAACTATACAATAGAGTATAAGTTTACTAGGTGGCAGGGTACAGGTGATTGGTCTGGTGGTGGTATTGCTGGAGTAGCTGATGATTTTAAAGGTAGAAGAAAAATAAATCAGAACTCTTTAGCATTCCCACGCAGAAACACTTTATTCCAACCTGCAGTTGGTCCTTAAAGGATAAGGCATAAATAAACCTGAGCACTAGTATTCGTTGGTAGTTAAATGGCTGACCGCTTTCCGTTAATTGTTAATCCAGTTTCTCAAAAGATTGAGGAACTGATTTCTGGAGACAATTTAGACCTTACAGGTAATAATCTTATCATTGGTGGAGACACTGGTAATGGTAAATATCTGACGAGTGATGGAACGTCAGTTTTCTGGGGAGTGCCAGGTGATGTATACCTTACACAAACTCAAACTCTAACTAACAAAACTTTTGAAGGTTGTACAATTGTTGGTACGCTCAACACATTAACCAACATACCAAACAACTCTTTAATTAACTCAACAATTACTGTTAACGGTGCTGCTATTGCTCTAGGTGGAACCGTAACTACTCCAGACAACAATACTACTTACGCTATCTCTGCTCAAGATGGTGCTGGTGCTGCTCAAAAAATTATTAGATTGACATCTGGCGGTAATGCTGGTGCTGGTGTTGATGATGATGTTACTCTTGCGGTTGGAGTTCCAACATCTGTTCCTGCAGGTAGAAAAGCACTTAGCTTATTCCTTGATAGATCTGGTGAGGTTATTACACTTTCTGGTTATCAGGAAGATGATAACACTGTAACCACACTCCAATCTGCTACTGGTGGTACAGCACAAAGTGGAGATATTACTCTTGCTGCTGCAGGATCCTCTATTATTTCTCAGGATGCAGCAACTAAAACAATTACAATCACGTCTAGTTACGTTGATACAATCACAAGACTGAGAGCAGGCACTGGTCAGGTATTTGCTGACGCAGACTTTACTTTCTTAGCTAGTGGTGCAAGCACAGTATCTCAAGGTGTTGATGGTAATGGTGATCCTACTATCACATATAGTTCTACTGATACTATTACGAGACTTAAGGGTGGTGGAGCAGGATCATTTGTAACTGGTGACACAACAATTACTGGTGGCGCAAACGTTACTGTATCTCAAGCAGGAAATACAATCACCGTAGCTAGTGTTGATAATGATACTATTACTAGATTAGGTGCTAACAACGGAGTAGTTTCTGCTGGTGATTTCCAATTTACTGGAGCAGGTGCTACCTCTGTAAGTACACAAACAGTTGGTGGTGTAACTACATTAACATTTACATCTGCTAACGATGATACTGGTGCTACATTAACTGCATCTGGTGGTGTAATTCTTTCTGGAACAGATTTCAGACTGAAGAACTATAGTAATTTCAGTGGTAACACTGTTATGAAGTGGGATGCAGGTAACTTACAGTTAACAGATACTTTAATTACTGACAACGGATCTACAGTCACAATTAATGGAGACCTAGTTGTCGAGGGAACCCAAACAATTTTGAATACTTCTACTTTACAGGTAGAAGATAATGATATTGAACTAAGAAAAGGTAATAATCTTACTGGTGCAAACGGTGGTATTACTCTTAATAGAACTACTGATTCTTCTGGTAATGTAACATCATATGTTGGACTACAGTGGAATGAATCTTCAGGATATTGGAGATCATGGGATGGTTCTGTTGAAAAGAGATTTGTAACAGAAGGTGAGACACAAGTTCTAACAAACAAAACTCTTACAGCACCAACACTAACTGCACCTATTCTTGGGGCAGCTACAGCTACATCAATCAATGGTCTGGAGATTGCTTCTACTGCATCTGCAACTTTAGATATTGCTACAAGTAAAACTTTAGATATTGATAGAGATTTACTTCTTACATCTGATAACAGCACCTCTTCTATCAGTGTAAACTTTAGACAAGGTGGTAACGTTGCATTTACATCAGACACTTTAGCATCGTTTGCATCTACAACATCCACACAGTTACGTGGTTTGATTACAGATACTACTGGTCTTGATAAGTTAGTATTCCAAACAAATCCAACAATCTTAACTGGTATTACAACAACATCAACTGGATTTACTCTACTTAATTCTGGTGTAACCAACCTAACCATGGCAGGTGCAGCTAGTATTATTACAATTGGTGCTGCTGGTGGTACAACAACATTCAATCAAAGTGTAACTGTAAACGAAGACCTGACAGTAGGTGGTGCTGCAACTGATAATCTTACATGTAATGCTCAGTTCAATTCTGAGAATGCTGACCTTACAATAAGGGGAACTGGTACTGATCCAATGAGAGTTGGACGTGGTGGTAGTGCTGTCAATACGAATACTGCAGTGGGTGTAAGAACACTCAACAGTGTTACTTCGGGATCTCAAAATACTGGTTACGGATACGAAACATTATTCACAACAAACTCTGGTGCATCCAATACAGCTTATGGACACAGGTGTTTGCGAGCAAATGGTATTGGAGATAACAACATTGCGGTTGGTAAAGATGTACTACTGGTTAACACTTCTGGAAGTAAGAACGTTGCCATTGGTAACAACTCTCTAGAGCAAAATATTGACGGAAGTCATAACGTCTGCATTGGACACTACGCTGGTTTCGATGTCTTTGGTGATGGCAACGTTCTCATCGGTCCTGCATACAATGAAAACTCTGGTGATGTAACATTCCGTCCACCTAATATTAGTGGGGATAACCAACTTGTTATTGGTTCTGGTGGTCAGGCATGGGTCAGAGGTGATGCAAACTTTGATGTTACTTTCAATAATGATGTTACTGTTGACGTTGATCTAACAGTTAAGGGTAACTTAAATGTTCTTGGACAACAGACAATTACTGAATCAAACATTGTAAGGATTGCTGACAAAAATATTGAACTTGCATACGTTGTAAGTAGACAGTTCGTAGCTACTGCTGTCACTAACACTGCAGATATCACTGCAATCAATCCTACTGCTGGTTTGATTCCTGGCATGGAAGTTACAACTTCTACAAATGGATTCACAATTCCACCAAACACAACAATTGTTTCTATCTCTGGTAACACTGCTACTCTATCTAATAACATCACTGGTAGTGGACAGATCACATTGACCGCTATCGGTCCTTCTGATGCTGCAGCTGTTGACGGTGGTATGATTGTTAAGGGAACTACAGACAAGAAGATTACTTGGAAGGGAACTGATGGTGGTGTAGTATACAACACTTGGGTATCTACTGAGAACTTTGACCTTGCATCTGGTAAGATCTTCAGTCTCAATGGTATTAATATTGCAGACCCATCGGCACAGGTAATCGGACCTACCAATGGAACTGGAACTGATGATGTAAACCTAAGTGGTGGTGGTACAGCATTCACACTTGGTAGTGCGGTATTGAACTCTTCTCTAACTTCTGTTGGAAGTCTTACCACTCTTAATATGGCAGGAAACATTACTCCTGATACTACTGAAACGAGAGACATTGGTTCAGGCGATGTTCGTTTCCGTAGAGTTTACGCCAAAGACTTCCGTTTTAATGATGATGGATTGATTACTTACAACACTACTGCCAATACACTGGAGTTTGAAGTTAATGGTGGTCAGGTAGCAGAATTTACTTCTGGTGGTGCTTTTGTTCCTAATGCAGACAACACTAGAAATCTTGGTGCTCCTTCTCGTCGCTGGGCAAACATCTACTCTGCTGACCTTCAACTATCTAACGAGGGTGCTGCTAACGATGTAGATGGAACTTGGGGTCAGTACACAATTCAAGAGGGTGAGGAAGACTTATTCCTAATAAATAGAAGGAACGGCAAGAAGTACAAGTTCATGCTTCAGGAGGTAAACTAATGGCACCAATACACGTAGGTGGTAGGACAATTTTTGGTAACGAAGCTACTGCCCCCACTGGTGCAGGTTTGGGTGATGAGTATTATAATTCTGCAGAAGATAAGAAATATATTTACAACGGTTTAGCTGGCGAGTGGCAAGAGGTTGGTAGCGGCTCTGGGGGCACACAAACCTTCCAAACTGTTGAATCAGCTATATCAAATTGGACATTCTTACCAAACGTTGATTACTATACCCCCACAAATCAAACAAGTGACTCTAATTACAATGGTTCTAGACATAGAATAACTAATGGAACTGGAAGATTGGAATTCAATAACTATGAATATCCTTCTTTCGGTAAGTTTGCAATGAGATCTAGTGCAAATGATACATTATTTTTCCAGTTGTATAACTTTGCTGGAAATTCTACTGGTATTTCTAATTTTAATAGTGGAACCACTGATGGAAACTTGTTCCAGATGGGTCTATCGTTTAATACAATTCCAACTTCAGCTCTCAATAATACTCTAGAAGCAACGTCTGCTATTGGTGCAGGTGGATGTAACTATTTTGTTACTGATGGAATAGGAACAAATACTATGGGATTTTATAATGGTGGAGCTAATAATAATAGTCAACCTCAGGGTTCAACTAATAGAGAAGCACAGCAATCTGTAACTTGGACTAATGCTCCAGTAACACTCATGTTGACTGGTGATAATCATCCAACATATCCAAGAACAACAGTATTGTTTATTGGAAATACACAAACTTACAGATGGACTAATCAACAAGCAGCTGGAATGACTAATATCTACAGCTACCTTGGTGGTGGATATCCTAATGGCATTGATACTATATTTTCTGCTGCTCTTCCTGAGTTTAGATATGGAACTAGCAGTTCTCATGTGGCTGTTTCATAAGTAGAATAAATAGAGTTACCTTACTCTCTATAACATGGTAGATAAGAAACCAGAACAGGAGAAATCAAAAGGTCTCCTTGGTAAGATAAAAGAACACGCAGAAGATAAAGAGGAGCAACTTGCTATTCTCTCTACTTTTGTGCGTTTGTCTGTGTTGATTTGGTCCGCAGGAATTTTAACTTTAGCGTACGTTAAATTGCCTGCAGCGTTAAAAATCCCAGAACAAAAGCTGGATCCGACTTTTATAGCCTCGGTTTTTACAGGAACTTTAGCTACTTTTGGCGTCCAAGCAGCAGGTAAGAAGAAGAATGGTGAGAATGGTGGAAATGATAGTCCTTCTATTACTAGAAAAGACATGGAGTTTCTTATCCAGAAAGCATCTGAAACTGCACCTGCACAAACTATCAGGATTGAATCTGGTCCTGTAAAAATTGTACCTGACACTAAGTAAACATCATGCAAAAAATTATTAA